CTCGCCGCCTAATTCCATTGGCTGGTCAACTTGTTCACCGCTTAGTACACGTACACCAGTGTCAACACCTTCACGTGCAGATTGTAAGTTTTGCATTAGTTGATCTAATGTTGCACCTACAGCATTTTTAAATGCATCAGCTTGTTGTGAACCAATTTGATCACGGATGCTGTCTAACAACTGTGGAAGTTGTTCATTTTGCATTTTACCAACTTTTTCAATTGTATCTTGTACACTATCAACCATGTCTTTAGCAGCTAATAATACTTCTGCATTACCAACTTCACCTTCGTTTAATTGTTGATGTTGTTCAGTAAGCCAAGTGTTAATGCCTTCTTGTACTGTTAACAATTCCATATAACGTGGATTTGTTTCCGCAGTGTGAAAATCTGCACTATGACGGATTTTGTTTAAGTTTAATGAAATTGTTTCGCCTAAGCGTTGTGCTTTAGCAATAGACAATGAATCATAATCAATTGCAAAACCGAAGCGACTTTCCAATACTTTATTAATTTTTTTTGCAGATGTCGATGACATTTCTGATAGTTTCATGTTTAGTTCTTCCTGAATTCAATTAGTTAATATTATTTATCAAAACGATAGACTTCTTTAATTGTTTCTTTGACTCTTCAATTCTAAGCATTGTTTCAGTGTATTTGTTTGAATATAATGCAATTTTCCAATCATCATTCTTCTCTTGTGCTTGCTTATAACGGTATCTGTACAGTATAGCATCAAATTCAAGTATGCCAATTAAGTTATCATTAATGCGTACTTCTTGTGCTAAATCATACTTGTTCTTATGTAGCGCAATGCAATAAAATATAGCATCTTTGCGATTAAAGAAGTCAAACACTTGTTCGTTATCTTTAGTTATACGCCAGCTTTTATCTGTTATCTTTACTATTTTATACTTACCAACGATTAGTGTGTCTGCGCCCAGCTGATAGCAGAATGGAAGCGGACCTTTACTATGTTTAGCAAGTTCAGCTTCTGTAAATCGTCGTATTTTTTCAACGTCGATTTCAGTTAATACGTTTTTTGTAATAGAGTTTTCCGGAATCATTTGTGCGTAATAGTACGTCTTTGACAGTAAGCTGACCAGCAATTAATTGTTCGCGTTCATTAAGATCACGTTTAGCAATAGTATCTTCGCCGATGAATTTTTCTAGTAATTCAGCTTCTTCGTTTGTTATCGCAAGTAATAACTTGCTTGTGAGTTCAACAATTTTCATACAAGTATTTATTACTTAAACATACCATGTGTAATAAAACCAATAAGTCCAGCTAGTACAACACCCATCATTGTTGTAAATATGCTGATTGTTTGCTTATCGCTACCTGCAACTCTATCAGCCAGTGAATTTTTAATGTCAACAAGATGTAACTCGAGTTTATCCATTCTCTGTTCTAAATTGTCCAGTTTATTTTCCAAACTACCATACCTTACGGCACACAGTTCAACATGAGCTTCTAGATTTTGTTTCTCTATTTCTGTAGGTTTTGCCATTGTCGCTGTCCAATTAAGTTTAGCGATGCGTATTCGTTGAGCCTAGTTTATGCCTTAATGTGTGCCATGATTATTGTTGTTGCATCTAACTAATATTTAGTTACAATCGAAATATGTTAAGTACGTGTTTTAAAGTAGATATTTTTATCTGCGCCACTAGCGTAAAACAGTGGCAATGGTGGGTGAGCTGTTTCGTCTAGCCCAAGTATGATTGGGGCAATTTTGAAATCATCTTTAAGTACTCCAAATTTGTCGTGATTAAGTGCATAAACATCTTCGTGTTCAACTGCAAAGTCAAATGCCCAGATGTTATGTGTACCTACATAGTTAATACCAAACGAATACTCTGCAACATCAGCAGAAACCATAGTCAGATAGTTAAATTCTATTAACTGTGCTCGCAAACTTAATAACTGGTTAATTGTTTCCCAATTACGTTGTTGATTGCGTTGCTTCTGTTGTTCCACTGATTGTGCTAGTACTTTTGTTTCGGTTATATCTATTAGGGTGTATGCTCGATACTGATATAATGCTTCCATAGCAATATTTATAGTCGTAAAAAAAGGCAGTAATAAAACTGCCTTTTTAGTTTACATTTTAATGTTTTAAATTAAAATACGAAGTCAGCAACTGTAGTAGTTGTAACTGCTGTATTACAGATACCTTGTAAAGAACCTGTACCTGATGTTGCTGTAACTTGTGAACCAGAGATAGCAACACGGAATGCGCCTGCAGCTGGTGTACCCAAGATTTCAACTGTACCGATTGTTTCGATAGCACGTACTAATTTTTCAAAGTCACTGTCAACAGCTGAATAGCCTGTTTCAACGCTTGTTAAACTAACAGTGAACATTTGTAATGAACGACCTGTTGTTACTACTGGTAAAGCACCACCGTTAACGCGAGCTGGTGTAGTCATAATATTTCTCCTAAATTTAAAGTTTGCGTGTTTAAGCGCATACATTTATTTATCATCTGCGCAAAATTCTATACTGTAATGTGTCTGTTTTTAAGCACTACGAGCAAAGTTAGTACGACTAAATTCAAGTCTATCAACTAGCTTAATTGCTCCGCCATCGTGCCCAATTGCAACAAAGCCTTCTGGAGTTGTTACTTTATATCCATCGTTTGTTTTTTGGAATGTACCGATACTTTCTACTTGTTGTAGTTTGCGCATTAACGTGTGTTTAAGTTCGATTACTTTTTTGTATGTTGCAAGTATAACTAACAAATTGTTTGCATTATCAGCAACCCATTGCTCTTTTTCTTTAATCTTAGTAATACGACCTTGTGCCGCACGTCCACTAATACCACCCGATAAGGTTTCAATATCTTTCATTAGTTCAGCAGATGTATGATCAATAAACTTTTGTAAGAACTGCATTGGTTCGCCAACGTGCTCGCCTTGTCTAATCATTTGATTGATGAATGGCTTGATGTTACGAGCAAACTCTTTGTTAGTTAGTATAATGTCAAAGCGAGCTTGCCCAATCTTTTCCATTGTAGTTAGTGTAGACAATAGTTGCTGTTTAATTTGTGCATCTTCACTCGGTGTTAAACTTGCGATACCAGTGTAATCTTTATATGTTGCATCATCAAACCATACTGCTGATGTTTGATGCAAGCTACCCACGTTTACTCCGTAGTTTGCTTTCATTGTTTCTAATGAAGTGCCTTCGTAGCTAGTGTGAAATATAATACCAAGTTTAGCTTTTGCAATACGTTTACCTAAGTTGCTATCAACTGGTACTGCATACGTAATTGTGTTTGGAGTAAACACATAACAATCTTCATCATTAATAGATACTGTGCTTACATCGCCCGGAGTAAACATTAAGTCGCCTTGAATAACTCCTCCAATTCCAAGTTTAGGGAGATAATGCAAGGCTGCTGTTAATTTTGCTGCAAGCTCTGGTTGTGGAGCATACCATTTTTCAATGTCTGCTGCATTTTTACAACGTTTTGGCTCACCTTTAGCAAATACTGATTTAGTACCTACAAAGAATTTACTATCACTTGGGTCAATCCCGCAGATAATTGCTGGGGCACCGTCCCACTTAACTGTAAGCTGTGTAGTTGTTCCTGTGCCTTCTGCTAACATAGCACGTAAACTTTCTACGTAGTTTAATGCCGCTTGCGCACCCACATAGCCACTATTAAAGATTAAATCTTCTAAGTGTTCTATATGCATTGATAATGCCTTTGATTCGACTAACATCCAACTAGGACTTTTATTTTGTATTTCGTGCAGTTGCATTTGTTCGTTTTCCTATGTTGCCCGATAAATTAGTTCGACCGCGAACAAAACCATCTGATTGTGTACCTTCTGTAATGTATTTATTTTCTATCCCATTAGTATACCATTTGAGATTTTTTTCAGTTATAGCACTTCTACCATACATTGGATTATTGGCACCTTTTGCTGATCCCATTTCTTTTCGTGTAGCTGATACTTTTGCACCAATTTCTTTCTTATATTCGTTAGTGCGCGAATCCCATACTGCCTGTACTAATTTACCCGTATGTTTACCGTACATCGAATTTTTACTACCTTTACTTGATCCTAATCGTTTCTTAGTGGCGGATATTTTGTCACCGATAATATCTTTTTGTTCTTGTGTTCTATTTTTCCAAATTTCTTTAATAGTAGTAGGATCACCACCATACCCGCCTGAGTCAATATTGTAAAATTCTGTATTTGTGGTTGCATTATAGTAAGCAATCCATTTAATTTCGGCATCAGATAATTCTTGCCAGCTCGAACATTCCTCTAATATCACTCTAGTAAAATTAGATTTACCGTAACGTTTAACTGCATTTTTTAATATCTTGCCACTGCCCAAATATAATTCTTTATGTATAGATTCATGCGAACATAATCCTATATATTTTTTATTGTTAATAGTGCAAGTTGTTAGATAAATGAAACCGTACATATAAAATCTCCTATACAGTTATTTATCTAATTAGCACAATAGATAGAACATTTAGAGGATTAAATTCTACGGCCTTTAACTTGTTTGCTTTCTACTTTACTTAATGCTGTGCTTAAAATATCTTTTAACACACCACGGAATGCAGAAGGAACTGATCCACCAGCAGACATAAATTGTTCAAATGATGCTGCAAGTGCCTGTGGATTATTAAATACACCGGTACTGCCAGCTTGCTGTGCTGGTTGTCCAGCTTGTTGTCCAGCTTGTTGCGCTGTATCACCAAACGGAATACCTAATTCTGCAAGTAACCATTTTGGTGTTTCTTTTTTAATTTCAAATAACTTCATTTAATATCCATATCTAAACTGTTGGAGTTGCTGACGCATTTTTAGTTGCAGCCGCTAATGCCGCATATCTAGGATCATTTGGTCCTAGGCCACCTATTGTTGGCTGTGGTGTTACCTTCGGTTGTGGTGTTACTGTTGTTTTATTAGCACGTGCTTGACGTTGTCTGACAGCACTTGCTGATTGACTTACTTTGCCTGCTACCTTACCCCCTGTGCGAGTTGGTGCCGGTGGAGTTGCAGCTGGTCCTAATGCACGGATTGCCATAAAATTAGAAATCTCTTTTGCAAGCCATTGTTTCATTACTGTATCTGTTGTGTTTGCTGGCGGTGCAGTCGGTGCTTTACCAGAAAAGTTAGTATACCATTGTACTGCTTGTGTTGGTGTAGATTGTTGACCTGATGCCAATATATTTTGATTAATTGCAATCCATTTCTGTAATGCAGTAGTAACAACTTTAGTAGTTTGATCTGCTTGCTGTCTCGATACCTGTGATGTTTGATATCCTTGTTTTGCAGCTGAGAATGCACCACCTACTTTTTTTGCAAAGTCAACAAAGCCTTCGTCTACAGTACTTTCTGCTAATATTTCATTAATTTTCATATATGTTCTCTATTATGGTTTTAACATGCCTGCAGATCTAAGTACAGCATCAATTTCGGGTGTGCCGGTTGGATTAGTTGCAACTTTATTATTTGCAAGTGTTCTAAGATACTTTGCATTTTCTGGTGCAACTACACCTGGCTGAATTGTTGGTGCTGTCACTGGTGTTGATTGCACTTTACTCGACTGTGCAGCGGGTTGAATAAATGAACTACCATAACTTTTACCAGGTGCATTTGCTATTGCTTTAGATACCGACCCAATAGCGCCAGCGGTAGCATTTGCAAATTTAGTGGCTTTATCAAGTTTTGGCGTAGGTTTCTGGCCGAATTCGTCTGCTTCGGGTTCCTGCGGTTCGTCTGCTTCGGGTTGATCGAGTAATTGATCAAGTTCCGATTCAGCTAATATTTCATTAATCTTCATCGTTATTATTCCATCTCTGCTGTTGTGCTAATTTCATTTTTTCTTTAGTTTCGTTTGAGCGTGTTTTACCTGTGCCTGCTACTGACAATTTTCTTCTAGTCTCTTCTGATTTGGGTGGTCTTGCTAGCGCAGAAGCCTTCATTTTTGCTTTTGTTTCAACACTAAATATTCTACCTGTACGTGAAGCTGACATTTTTTTCTTAGTTTCTTCAGACTTTGGTTTACTCATTTTTCTTATAGTATCTGCCGACAAAATACGACCAGACGAACCCTCGCCGCCGGCTGTTTTATTATTTAATATTCCTGTCCCTATATCTTTTCTGCCATATTTTGTAATTAATTCAATTTCCAATAAGTGCGCTTCTTGTTCACGTAATCTTTCTGCTATCATGTGTATATAATAATGATCTGTTGGTACAGGAGCATTACTATGTTTGGCTAATTTTCGATTGTGTTTTCCTTTGCCGATATAATATGGGGTACCTGCGATTGCAGTAATAGAGTCTTTATTTCTAAGATATGCGTAGACGTAATAAATATTCATACTGATGTCCTCCAAGACGTTAGAGTAGTTGGGAACGTCAATTCCGCGAACTACACTATTATTTATCGTCCAAATCATCTTTTAGTTTCCGTATGCCACGTGCAAATTTTGCAGGGTCTTGTCCTTTAATTGCATTAAGCAGACGTCGTTCTAATTCACCAGCTTGTTCTGCATCATAGTTTTCACGTATGTGATTAATAAGGTTGATAGCACCATTAATGATGTTATTGGCTCTGCTCTCAATGAGGTTTGCCTTATCCTTATGCTGAAGGAGTTCGTCGAGTTCCTGAAGTATGCCACGAGTACGCTTTTGCAAGATTAGTCCTTAATGTATCACTGTTAGTGTATTTATTGATAAATAAAATTATGCAGTTCGCGATACGTCAATATCCAACTGCCCTAACATAAAGGACTATGTCAACATGTATATTTATTACGTCTATCAATACCTCAGAGAAGATTTAACTCCGTATTACATTGGTAAAGGAAAAGGACGACGAGCCTATATAGACCATGGCAGAATCAAGCTCCCCAAAGATAAACAATTAATACAAATTATAGCACATAAGCTAACAGAAAGCGAATCTATGTTACTCGAACGCAAATTAATCGCATATCATGGAAGAAAAGATATCGGCACTGGTATATTGCGTAATATGACTGATGGTGGTGACGGAGCATCTGGCCGTGCCATGTTAGATTCAACTAAACAAAAACTACAAGGAGTGCATCTTGGAGCCAACCGTTCAGAAGAAACAAAACGTAAAATATCTATTCAAGCAAAACAAAGAACACACGAGTCACGATTACATTCAGTGGAAACTAAAGCAAAAATATCTGCTGGACAATTAGGTAATAAACGTAGCGAATCAACTAAAGAAAAACTGCGTATTCCGAAATCTGACCAAGCAAAACAAAATATGTCAATTGCTGCAAGGAATCGACGGCCAATTAGTATCGAAGCTAGAATCGAAATAACAGCCCGACGTGCTCGCAATTTAATCGAGAAAAATAAGTTAATTTGCGGAATTTTTCAAGCCAGCAAGCATACTTTTTAGCTTGCTACTGTCCACTGTTGCATTAATTTTTGGATGGTCTGTAATTTCGCCAGTGTCTTTATTAACTGTTGAGTTTGGCTTAATATTGTTTAGTACATTATTTACATTTCTGCTTGCGCCATTACCATCACCCGATGATTCTTCACCGTTATCTGTAATACGCATTGTTTCAATACTGTATTCTAAGTCTACTTTATGTCCTACACCAGTTGAGCTACGTGACTTCATACATTGTAACTGATAGCGACCGCGTTCTTTCATTGCTCTGCTAGTAAAGATACCAAACACGTTATCTGCTGTATTAATCTTACTAATACCACCTGCAATGTGACTGTGATCAAACTCAATTTCTTCAACTGCACTACGATTAAGTTGACTTGCTGTTACAAGTAATACATTAAGTTCTTTTGCTAAGTTACGCAATTCTTCTGCTACGTATTTGTCTTTAATAAACTGATCATTTGGGTTAACTTTAATTGACACTGGCATTACTAAGTCTAAGTAATCTACCATAACAAAGTCAACTTTATTACCAGTCTGAATTTGATATTCCTTTAAAAAACTACGTATGTCATTTACTGTACTTTGTGCCGGAAAGCCTTTAACACGATATTGCCCTGCTTTCTTACCCACCATCTTAACTTTAAGTTCAGTTGTGCTAATATCTTTTCTAATGTCCTTAGTACTCATACCAGTAAGCATCGCATCTGTACGTAGACTACATAGTTCTTCACTAAGTTCAAGTGTTACATACACACCACTAAGTCCCATTTGCAACCAACTAAGTGCAATGTTCATCATAACCAATGATTTACCCGAACCAGATCCGCCAGCAAAAATGTTAAGTTCACCGCGACTAAAGCCACCGTAAAGTATCTTATCCATTTGCGGCCACCCAGTACTTACTTGCCCGCCACTGTTA